ACTCCACCACGATCATCGTTTGTGCCAGAACCACCCCCTCTAGGGTCTACTACACCACGATCATCGTTTGTGCCAGAACCACCCCCTCTAGGGTCTACTCCACCACGATCATCGTTTGTGCCAGAACCACCTTCTCTTGGATCGTCAATAGGATATATCCCTATCTCATTACCCGGAATATCAACTGGAACCCCAGTGCCTTTTCCAATGTTTTGATCACCACGATCATCAACCCCAGTGTCTTTTCCAATGTTTGATGTTTGCCCCATAGTAAGCAATCCACCCTTTGAAACAGGCACTCCGCGTAAATCTACTTTAGATGCATTAGGACTACCCTTATATCCATCAAAATTACCTGTATCAAGCTGACCAGCAGCAATGGCTTTATATTGCCAACTGTTCGGGTCTGTGATTGGGTCGTATGTATTAAATGCCATTGTTTATCTCCTTGTTATAAAATATAATGCGTAATATGGAGGTTGGTAATCCACATTACTTTTAGCTGCTAAATTAATTGCGTGTGTGTGTGTCCATGTATATGATCCATGGTACATATCAGAACTCTCTACATCTACTGCTGGCATTAAACCATCAACATGAGAATGAGTAACATTATGGGTTACACTACCACCACTAATTAAATCTATATTTAGTTTATCTGTTCCTGCTGGAGTTATATTCTCGTCACCGTCAGCTACTGCTTTGAAAAAAGCATCTTGTAAATATGTATTAATCTCCCACCCATTAGGGGGTGTTGCACTTTCCCACAGTCCTATCATGCCAGGCTTGACATTAATTTCAGATATCGAGTCCGTCCATAATGAAAGTAATACTTTTTTCACATTTTCTGTAATTGTTAATTCAACCGAACCAGTATGACTACCAGCAGATTTGTCTAATTTGGCTGGGTGTGTAGGTCCAGATGTAGCATTGGAACCACTAGAACCTACATGAGTGTGAGCACCAGCAACACCTAACGCACAAGAAGCTACCTCGGCTATAGCTCCTGTTGTAGCTGACGCTTGGATATACTTAGAATCAGTTAAAATATTAGAGAGTCCTGAGATGGCACTTGCACTGAGTAAAACGGAATCAACTGGAAATCCTTGTAAATTTTTATCAGCTTTTATAAGTTTTAATTTGTTCTTTGCTGGTTTATACTTTACATCCCCATAGGCATGTGCGTGGCTGCCTCCATCTTGGTCAAAATCTTTCCAAGCTAGCACACCAGCGCTTCCGTCAGCTATATTAGTATCTGTGCCAGTACCATGATCAGCACCAGTACCAGTATTCCCAGTATATGATGTGGGTGTTTCTGTCCCACCTGTTGCGCCTGCTGCATAAGAATCACCAGCACCAATAATACATTTATCATTTGCGCTATCAAAAGATGTCCAATCTGTTGGTGTCGATGCCCCATTATAAAATACAATTAAATTTTTTGGTACGCTTATAAAATGTCTTCTATTTCCTAAGATTAATTTCATGACCAAGCCGCCACTGTATTTGTTTTTTTGTATTGTATCCAAACACCAATCAAATAAGCATCTTCTTCCATATCATCCGTCCCGTCAGTGTTCCTGTAAATTTCCCACTGAACTAAATCCCCTAACGCTGGCGTCCCTCCTATAGTTAAAACTGCCGTCGCTGCTGTTATATGTAAATCTTCATCTGCTATTAATGTATCTGAAATAGTTACTGGAGTGCCTAAAGCTGCGTCGATAGGATCGTCATTACTAAGTGCGCCTGCCATAATACCCCATTCGACTGTATCGGATGCTGTCGCCCCTGTTGCATTTGACCAAAGAAATTTAGCCTTTACCGTACTTCTATCCCAATCTTCTGGCATAGGACAAGCAAACTGCACTCTTTCTTCTGTTGCGCCACCATCGAATGAAAGGACATCTAAATCAATATCATTTGTTCCATATTCAACTGTGTCTGCTTCTGCACCATTTGTAGTGCATGGTATCATTGCACCTGCACCTACATAAATAGTATCATAATCAATACCAAGTGCCGTTTTAGTTGCTGCTGCAATTAAATCTATTGTTAATGTTTCATCTGCCCCAGAACTACCTACTGTTAATGATAAGCTTGAAGAAACTAATAACTTCCCGTCTAAAAATCCAGGTGTGGTGTCATTGGTCGTTATTAAAGAACCATTAGCTGCTGTTACGGCAAGTATGGCTGCATCTTGTGCATCTTGTTTAGCAAGTAATGTAGCTTCGCCATCTCTTGCAGCATCAACTTCTGTTTTTACAGCCTCATACCTATCTTCGTTTGCTACTATCTGAGTTTTAATAACTGTTGAAGCCGTTGATGCTCCTGTCCATGTCTCTCTTGCCATTTATCCCTCCAATGGTTCATACTTTAAAAAGAACCCATTAAAAAAAACAGGTTTCCCGTTATTGGTTACATTGCTTATTCCAATCTGCATACTCCAACAATTCATATTTAAATACTCTCTTGGTGGATCTGTTTGTAAGTCAATAGGAAAATCCATATCGTCAACCGTCATCGTTAATTCATCAACTGTAATCGCGTCACTTAATGCTAAAGTACGTTCATATGTATGCTCGGAGTCAGTACTATTTCCATTAATATAAATATCAAGGTCGAAACTACCGCCCAATGTTGTCTTGGCAATAAACTGAATCATACTTAAATTCACACTTGTAAAAGGGAAATCAACATAAGAGGTTTTAAACTCTGGATAAATTTGTGTCGTGTCTAAATCTTTGTACCCGTCTGTATCAGGTTGATACAAATTACCGTCTGTACTTCCAATATAAAACTTGTCTACTACTTGTTTAAAATAAGTAGGCGTTATAGGCAAATCATATTCTGTCCATGGATTATATTCTCTTTTTGTATGACATACTAAAACTTTCCCGGACAAATATAACCAATACTGACTATCTTTAGGATAATACCCTGCAAAAGCTGTACTTACCCAATCATCCTCAAATCTATCGAGTACATTATCAGCGATAGAAGAAAATCTTATATCTCCGTATTCCTGAACACCTCTTAATGGGTAGGCATTGTTCCTATTTGCACACCATAAATCGTTACCAACGTTTACAAGTGTTTTAGGAAGAGTCCATATTTCTTGAAAGGTTTTTTGTATTACCCATTCTGACTCAGTATCCCCAACTAACTTTGCTAAATAAGGTTGTTCTTCTGCACCGTAAACCAATAAATCTCCATATAGGTCTTCCATACCCCCAATCTCATAGCTGGTTGCGTCCTCGTCCATTGAGTTTATTTCCCCCCACTCAAAGATAGAGAGTTTACCGTATGCTGTTCGTCCGGGGTTATCAGGATCACCATATGTCCACGGTCTCCTGTCTGATAAACATCCGAATGCTGCTTTAGGCGGTACACCCGGATTGATTCTCATTATTGGGTTCTGTGTTGTAACGGCTGTTGTCCCACCACTTAGCACCATAGTTCCACCTGATGCAACTGTCTCATAGGCAAGAGAAACATTTGTTCCCTTTAATAAACAATAGTATTCTTTATTTGGTAATAGTTCAGACGTGATATCTGTGGATGCGAACGTTATATCAATATAATCTATTGTGTCCGGTATTGCCCCTGTGTATGTTACGGCTGCCACTTCTGTTGCACCTGAAACATAATAAAACGATGCTTCTATGGTTCCCGAAGTAGGGGTTGTTTCTGTAACTTTAGCCGTTAATGTGGTTGGTGGCATTGTATAGCCTGCATCCCAATCGGGAGTTGTTAAAGTGCAACCTATCCCTGATGCTGATAAGGCACGACTGCCAGAAACAGAGGTTGAATACTCATCGAATAATGTACCCCCTGTATCATACGCCATTTTAAGCGTGGTTACTCCCTCAAGATATTTAATATAGCTCCCATCTAAAACAAGAGCCACATCATTATACCCTAAGAACTGCGCTTCACCCTCTGCTGTATCAATCTCTGTAAGAGTATTACCGAGAAGATAATATATAACATTGTTTTCATCACAAACAAGAGTCCTGTTCGTACCATCTATTATCGCGCTCCCTATTGTTTTAATGTCTGCGTCTGCGGAATTACCAGCAACAAACATGCACCAGTCTAACACGATTGAGCCTGTGGCTGCTGTGCTAAGAGTAGTCCCATTTACTGAACCCGCTGGATATATTGCACACCTCGCTGTTGTGTTACCTGTGCCATTATTAGTCATCCACATTTTCCCATAAATCCATCCATCAAAAACAGTAATAGAATAGCTACCCTTAGAATTTATTTCAGTCACAGATCCGTCAACTGTTGAAATTATAATTTGTTCTAGTAGCTCAGTAGTACCATTTTTATACCTAAGGACGACCTTAGGATATCTGGTGGTATCTGTGTCTACCTCTATAGAAAAATAAAAAGCGTGCGAAAGAGAATCATCAGCTATAGTAAAATCTTCTTGAATGAATTGATAGGCAGCAGCACTTGAGTCTGTTAAGGTGCTGGCTGTAGCTGCTACATCATCTATCCCGATCTGATCTTTTACCACGCCTGCTGTCACTGTATCCCATGTACTAAATATTCTTGATTTTACACCAAATAAATTAGTCTGAGTACACCCCATATTTGAGACTCTGGTTATAGGACTTCTTGATTCAAGTTGACCTCTATAATTATATTTCCAGTCAACACACTCTGAAAGTTCTTCCTTTGCTATCATACCGGGAGGAACGGCTGTGTTAAGACCTCTTTGAAATCCATTGAATAGAATAGATTGAGGCTGCGTTGGCTGTCTTGGTACAGATTCTATCATGCGCTCCCTCTATGTTTAATTACATTCATCACGCTCTCTTCAAGCGTATTATATATTGCCGTAATCTCCTCTGAATTTTTCTCTGAGGCTATTGCTGCCAGGCTACTTGAAAAAGCTGTGATAGCATCATTTAATATATTCTTGTAAGGCATGTTATCTGTTAAAGCTAATTCTGTTGGCATAGCAAAATAAGAACAAGTTAATGTCGGGAAAGCTGTTGCTGATGTCGCCGTAGGGATAGGGACAAGCCCTAAGTGCGTTGCTGTTATATAAAAACAGGTTGGAGCGACATCTGTTGTTGTTGTGCCTGCCCTTTGCTTGTCTTCTTTTGTTATTGGTGTTAAAGGAGTACTACTAAAATAAACTTCATTCTCTGAAATCTTCCAGAAATTATCCAAATTGCCCTCTAAAGCATACTCTTGAGTAGAAGTTGATGTGGTAATAGTCCCTGAACTTTTCCCTAAATTATTATTAAGCTGTATAAATAAGTCTTGTATATATCTAACAGCTTTGTTTAAATAAATTAACATCTGAGCATCTGTGATTCTGCTATTTGTTTTATCTAAATCCCTTGCTCTCATTAACGAGTTATTTATACTCGTTTGGACAGTTATATCAGTATCAGCCATTACCACTCCTCCTCATATAAAGAATCAAGACCCTGAGCGTCTTCTACTTCTGTAACTGCTGTTCTGCCAATATATGGTGCTATTTTATCAACCTCTTGATAAATAAACTGTCTTAGCCCCATATTCTTCTCTCCGTATACTTCCAACAAGGCATCCTCTATTACATCGTCAAATAACTCAGCAAACGGCATCGTATCTAAAGGACTTGTTAATTTAGTCGGACGTGTCCAGTATCCACCTTTCAACGTTTCTGCTGAACTACTCCCTGGATATAAATAACAAGTTTGCCCTACAATTTCATAAAATACAGGAGATGTATTCGCTGTGTTAGAAAGCTTCTCCTCTTCGCTAGGAATTGGTTTCAATACAGAGAGATCATCTTCTATGTAAGGAGCGCCGATTAATCCCCAAAAGTCAGTAGGGAGAGTTAACGATGATGAATCTGCTGTAATAGTCTCATCTAACTCTCCCCTGACTAAATTGGATTTATTATAAAATAAGCGTTTTGATATTAACCTCACCGCTGTGTTAATTGCTGGATATAGATTATCCCTATCTGGCAATTTATGTTTTACAGCATCAAAGATATCTTTCGTTTGACTCATCTAATACCCCCAAGCTATCCAATAACCATCCTCATTTGCTGTGTTTACAATAGTAACCGCGTTCCCTGCCACTGGTAAAGTCTCATATACAGACGGCATAGATGCTATTACTGCTGATCCTGTCGGTTGAAGTAACATAGTTTCACAACTGGCTAAACCAGTATTTATATTTCCGCCTGTGCTACTGTCTGCATTCGTATATGTCCCATATTTAACTATTTTAGAACTCGTATTATCCGATGCAGTTATTGTTGATGAAAATGCCATATGTTACCTCCCTTAATATCCCCAAGCTCGCCAATACCCTTCTTCATCTTGGGTTGTGACAATGGTAACTGCACTACCTGCAATTGGTAAGGTTTCATTAACAACTGGAGTCGATGCAACCACAGCCGACCCAGTAGGGGCAAGCTGTATATGGTTACACATAGTAAGACCAGTATTAATATCTCCACCTGTCCCACTTGCTGAACTTGTATAAGTCCCGTACCTTACCATTTGAGAATCCGTACTGTCTCTGCCTGTTATTGCTGATGCGAAAGTCATATTAAACCTCCTTAATCAATTTTATACAAACAAGGTTTATATTCACCGGAAACTCCTACTGTACCTGTCATAATTCCAACAGGGTAAGTTGTTAATCCAACAGTAGCACCAGATGTAACGATACTTAATGCAGCTAAAGCACCCGATGTAGTACTAATAGCTACAGCTGCTCCAACGGCTGGTGTACCAATAGACAAGCACATTCCGTCACCTGATGTCTGCGCCCAGTAGTAATATAATGCTGTTATTGTTCTAAGCGTAACACCTGTTGGTCTTTCAAGGATATTTGAAGCTTTAACAGTATACATATAAGGACTTGGAATAGGCGATACTTCTGATGATGTTGTAAGAGCAACATGCAAGCCCTCATCTATCCGAATAGTAACGGTTGTTCCACCATTTGTTATTGCTGAACTGTAAGCAATTGGATAACGATAACCCTCACCGGTTGCATCATTCACTTGAAGCTGACCGCCTCTGAAATAATTTTCTGGAAGAGTATCTGTTGCGGCGTCAGTATAAGTGATAATAAGTGTTTTTGCTCCAATAGCTGCTGCTGCTGGGGTTACATTAATCCAATCGGCATTTACTCCAGGGCTGGCTGTTTGTAAGCCTGGACCTATAGCTGTTGCCCCGCATCTTGAGTAATGGTATTTAGAACCATCTAACCCTTTTCTAACAGTACCAACAACCTCTGTTGCTGTTTCCTCTTGATCGTATAATCTGAGGCTCCACGCCCCTAAACTTGGTTTTTCATATTTAAGACTCATAATAATCTCCTATTAACTAAGGTCTGACCATCTATAATGGGCGCGCCTGTTATCACTAATTAAGTTTCCTCTGGACAATATTTTGGTAGTTCTATCGCCAGCGCTTCCTTCAATTTCTGACCAAGGTTTTCTATGCTGCAACGCATTTTTATGAAATGCAAATCCAACATGATCAGAATTAATCAAATAACCATTATTTGCTGTACAAAATCTGTCAGGGAATATGTCAGTCCCTTCAAATCTAACACCGTTAAAACCTGCTTTCACTGGCTCTGACATTGAAGTCATTTCAGTAAATTTCTGTTTAGGCTCAAGTACTGCCCTCAGAGTATTAAAATTTGTCTCAGTTGTTACCATTAAATCTGGCTCAAGTTTCTTGCCCTTACCGTATGCTGCTGCTGTTTTACCTGTCCTGATTGCATTAGTTGAAATAACTGTAGCTGTATCTGTTTCTTTACCTGTCCAAACCTTTGTGCCGTCTTCTGATTCGATATCATTAGAACAATAACCACCATAATCAACTGTAGCTGTGGCATTTGTTAAAGATTGTAAACCTGTAAAGTTTTCAATGTCGCCTTCAAGGCCACCATACATACTGGTTGCCATTGTTTATTCATGTTTTGTTACTGCTGCTTGCAATTTAACTGCAAGCAAATCTACAATCTTTTCAGCCCCCATATTATCAAGACTATCAGTCCAGTAAAAAGTTGCATTTGAAAATACGTTCTTCCATGCAAACTGAATTTCTGTAATGATATCTCGATCTGTAGAATCAAGAGAATCACCTCTACTGAAAAAACCACCACCTGCATCGTCATACTGTATTGGTACTGATATTAATCGACCTCCACCCGGTCTTTTGAACATACCTTTTTTCTGTTTAATAAAATAATTTAACAAAAAAGATAACGCGGAATACAAATCTATAACTCCGTTTTTACTTTTTAATAAGTACCATTTCTGCGTACTCGCTTCTAATTGTGAAATAATTGGCATAATATTTTCTCCTATGCAGACTAACTATTCCATGCTGCTGCCATCCCATCGTGTAGACTTTCTCCCTCTCCTGTTGAGGTTTTATTCAGTTTACCCGGTGCTTGGCTTGGGCTTGCAATAGAACTCGCTTTGCCTGCTGCTTTTAATTGTTTATTGTATTTTTCCATTGTTTCTTTAGACGCTTTGGCTGCTGCTGCTTGGGTTAATGTTGGAGATGCTATGGCGTAATAAGCTGAAATAGCATTATGCCCTGGATTCTGATGCATGAAAGTTGACAATTCTCCAGACTTCCACATGCCTTTAGCCTCCTGATTTTCATCAAAAAACTTCTCAAATGTTTCAAGCTGCCTCCGCTCTGTCTGTCGCGCTGTGAATTGCTGTTGCTGTTGACCTAATCCCTGATATATAGATTTTGTTGCTTCTTGATGTATCTGGCTTGCAAAATCTTTAAAAAACTGATGGGGATTCTCTGTCATTTGTTCAAGCATTTCATCTGCGTTCAATCCAAGCGTCTTTGAAAAAGGTAATTGTTGCTGTTGCTGATATTGTTGCTGTTGCTGATATTGCTGCTGTGCCTGTTGTAAATCCGCTATCTGTTGATTTAATACAGGAACTTTATCTGCTATGGATTTATAGCCGTTCTTCTTGTCTATCAGCTTCTTAAAATCTTCATGTTCGTGGAAATCTTTAACAGATTCGGCTTTCGATGTATTTTGCTCCGCATCGTCGGGGGTATCAGTCTCTTTTGAATCTACTTCCACTTTAAGGTCTTCTTTAGGAGCAACCTCTGTAAATTCAGTTGTACTGATTAGTCCTTCATCTGTAATAACTGGTTCTAATTCCACGTCAGGTGACGAACCTGCGATGTCTTCTGTGTTAGCGTCTTTAATCTCTTCTGCCATTGTTTTCTCCTTGTTAGGTAGTGGGCATAAAAAAAAGCTAATTGGAGTATCTTGGCTCCAAGTAGCCTTATTTCTATCTTCCGATTTAATCTGTATGCCTACAAATCAAATACCCACTAAATTTATCTTACTATTATCTTACTATTATTGTGTTCCTCTCTCTCCAATCCTTCATAAGTTCTTTTTTTATATATTGTTTCTCTTGTAATTCTTCTTTCTTAGTTTTCTTTGGAATTCCGCATACTTCGCCATCTTCTAAATGACGTATGTTTTCACCCTTCATCCAGTTTTCATAATTCTGCCTTGATTGATGTTTGACAAACTCAGTACAATGAGGCTCTCTACTTTTTTTATCAACTACTTCTAAAACACCATTGATCCATCTTGAATCAACCGGTAATGATAAGCCTAATGCAACTATCTTTTTCATACTTCCACCGCAATCACACTTGACAGTATCCGGGATATTATTAGAATCAAGATACTTTTCTTGAACTAAACCACACTTTTGGCATTCATAATCGTGAATTATCATTGTCTTATCTCTCTATTCAACATTATTAGAAGTCAACCCTCGTTCTTGGTACGGTCTTTGACCACCATCTGCTTTTTTAGCGTTGATCACATTTTTTTCATGGGCGATATCTGCCTTTCTATCTCTATCAGAAATTCCAGTGATTGTTTCAACCCGTTTTTCTTTTCTATTGCTCTCTTCTGTTTTAAGATTTGAGACAGTCTCAGCCCTCATGATCTTTAATTTTTCCTTATCAAACTCAACGCCTTGCTGTTTAACATATTGTTCTACTCGTTCTGACTTGGCTTGCTCTAAGTAGTATTCTTGTTGTGCGTTATTCTTATAGATTTCAGAGTCCTTTTCTGCTGCTTCAGCCTTTGTTTTCTCAATCTTTGCTGCTATCTCTTGAACTTCGGCTTGTGCTTTTTGAATCTCAGCTTGTTGTTTCATTCCTTCATAATCAGGCGGTTGCTCACCAGACATAGATTGAACCATCTGCATAAAAGAAGGAAGCTCACCGTTTTCTATTGCTTTTTTAACTTCTCTAGGATCCATTCCTGATACTTTTTGCAACATCTGTACAATTTGTTTAGGAAATCCAAGTTGCCCCATCATTTCAAATAACTGACCAAATACACCTGCTTGCATACGTTTAACTACTTCATTAGGATTATCCCACTCAAAAGCTTTTAATACGTCTATTTGTTCTAAAAAGCCACCTTGAGCTAAAGATAATGCTTCTTCTCTTCTTTGTACTAGAGAGCGGGGCATAGTCGAGCCGTTTACAACTGATATTTCACCAGCAATGGAACGCAACTGTTCTGCTGTAACTCCTATTACTTTTTCCGAACCGTCTTGTTGTATTGTAACCCATCTTGGAGCTGACCAACTTTGTGCAAGACTTATGAACATCCTGCCCGTTTCTCTCAACATCTTAGAATAATTACGAGTTTTACCTCTTTGCATTCTGCCTGACTCTTCAAGTATAGCTGCAATCGCCTTATATGCTATTACGTTTGCACCTTCTTGTTTGCCCTGTAATGCATCCTGAAAAGTTCCGGCTACGTCTTCAAAAAACTTTTTGTAAATGTTTAAGCTATTAAGAATATCTGGTGACATTTGTGCAGGGTTAATAAACTGTATTCCTTGCGCTACCATGTGGTTCGTAGGATTTATAACGCCCTGACCATTTGTGATATGGCTATTAGGTACCCCTGAATCGCGCGGATTAGATATTTTAACGTTTGCTGTCTTATCTTTAAACTGTGTAATCTGTGTTAATGTTTTGTTTATTAGGGCTTGTATTTTCTCTAAGGATTCAAAATCTTCTATGCCAAATGGGCTATATGGATTTGAAATAGATTGTGTGTGAATAATAGGGAGTCTGTTATATAAATAGAGTTTTTGATTTTCATCGGGCGGTAATCCTGGATTTAATGAAGGATTATAATCATCTTCAAGGATAATCTTACCTGCGTTTACAGTTCTTACTCTTCGTATATTACCGGGGTAAACTGGCTCTCCACCTTCATTTTGAGAAAAGTCCTTCACCCATGCCTCTATAATATATGCTTGGTCTGTTTCGCCTTGAGGTTGTTGAGTTGTACCTGTTACAAATTTAATAACACTATTGACAGCTACTTTTGTTAGTTTGCTAAGTTTTGATTGTAAAGGTTCAACCCTTGTGTCGTTTATCTTCTCCAGTAGCTCCATATCCCCTTCGACCTCTTGCCCTGTCTCCGGATATAGTCGTTTTATCTCTCTTACTGTTTTGGGATACCACCTTAAAAAACCCTCTGCTTTGTTTTCTTCTCTGCATTCTACTGGGTATAATGAATATTGAAGGATATCAATATTCTCAGTTTCTATTTCACCTTCAGGGAAATTGATTTGTTTATTGAAGCTTAATGTCCTACCTACAGTTCCGTTGAGTTCACCCATCATTACCAATTCACTGAAGAATGTCTGTTGTTCTGTTTTATTCCACCAATCTTTTGTAGTATTAACAAGAATGCCAAGTGTTTCTTTTGAGTCACCTTCCATTTCTCCATTCTGAACTGCATCAAATGTGGGGTGGTTGTCTGTCAGCATATTGACAGTTGCTCTATGATGTCTACCTAAAAGATTAACTTCGCTAAGTTTTTTCTTTTTGTCTTTATATTTCCAGTGCTTGTTTCGGAGTAGTTTATAGTAACGGTTTAGTCTGTCAGATAGTTTTTCATCTTCCCGGTACTTTATAATCTCTTCCATCATGCCCATTATCTCTTCGCCTATGTTCTCAGATCCGGCTGGCGATAATAGTTCTGTGTTCTCTTCTTCTTCCATTACTTATGCCCTTTTAGCTTTTTATGTCTGCTTAGGCTCGATGGATGCTTATACGTTGCACCGCATGAACATTTATATTTCTTAATAGGCTTTGGCTTGTCTCTTGCTTCAATCATATTGAATAGGTTTATAGGTTCAAACCTACCATTTTTAAAAATAGAAATAGTTAGAGACTTGTCAACTTCATAACCGTGGAAAGGGAAGCTATTACAATAAGGACATCTGAAATCAAGAGAGTTTTCAACATCTAAAAATGGTGCTTCGACTCCTCGCTCAGGCATAGTTGATTTAAATTGTTCTGCTTTGATAGGCATGGTGATTGTAGATAGATCAATAATTGCAAGGTCTTCTCTACAGATAGAACAACATAGAAGATCATTCATAATTTAACTCCTCATCCTCAAAATAATCTGGATCGCCAGGGGTTTCGTCTTTCTTTGCCTTGTCTGAATAATAAATTTCAGGGTTAACTTTTGTTCCCATTTTCCATCCTATTATTAGGAATATTATGCTATCAGTAATTATTAAAGCACAGATTACTGATACTGTCAAGATATTTATCATTTATTTCGTTTCTCCTCAATTTTTGGTAAAGGCAATAATTTTAATAATCTACTCCATGCTTCCTCCCTCTCCTCCTCAAATCTTTCACCCAAACAGTTTGCCCCATAAATCTTAAATGTTATAGCAACCCCTCTTGCTTCAATCATATCATCCTCTAACTTCTTAATCTTATCCTCTAACTTCTTAATCTTATCCTCTAACTTACCGCAACAATTATGCTCACATTCAGCACATAATATGCAAGGAGTATCTGATTCGTTCATGCTATTCCTCTCTTTCTCCTAACGTAATAGTCAGCAACTCGCTTCCAATACGGTTATTATTCTATTTTTCATACTTCTTAATGTTTTTAATGAATACGCCGGTATTCCCCCAAAACCTGTTAGTGTATTGCCGGTACTCGGTATATTAATTTTATCCCGAAGTTTATATGCTTCTCTAACAACTATCTGCCTAATTCTTACTGGCGTCACGGCATAGATTTTTGCTATGTTTGTATAGCTTGAGCCATACAGTACTAATCTAAATATCTTTTCGTTTCTATCCATTTATCGAAGTCCTTTATTAAAGTGTTTTTACAGTGCAGATCTGAGACAAACCACTTATAATTACAACTACTTATAAAATCTGTCATTTTCACTCTTTTCCGCCATATAAATCCTCATGTATCTCCAGTTCATCATCATAATAAGACTCTGAATTAATCCCCGTTGCAACTAAAGGCACATGCTTAACAGCATTTTCCCAAGGTTTTTGTGCATGTAGAGTATGAACTAACCAACCCAGCATAGCTACGCATGGGCTGTTTTCGACTGTCGCTCGACTGTCTTTGTTAAAAGCTATCACGTTACTCTTCATTATTTTGCAATCGTTAAAGTATAATTCCTTGACTGTTTTATGTATTGCTACCATTAATCTTGCGTAATATATCTGTAAACAATCCTCAAGACCGAAATCAATAGGGTCTGATATCAACACAGGGTTCTTTTCTTTTCTGTAATCATTAATAATAGTCATAAGCTTACGGGCATTACCCCACCAGTTCTGGATTACTCCTGTTCCGTATTCTTTTTGAATATCTCTTGCTCTCTGGACTAATGTGAACTCGTCTTCTATTTCTTCATGTTCTTCTAAGCATTCAAACTTGTGGGTCCCCCTTCGTACTCCGATTGTAACAAGAAACCCTGACTGTTCCATCTTTGGTAAGACAATGCCTCCTGTGATATGACTGAACTCGTTCTTTCCGTCTGTCCACGAAAAAGGTCTATCGTTGTATTCCTGTCCTTCCATTTCAGAGATCCACGCATCAACATACTCTTCTCCGTATAGTTTTTTAGTGTATTTAGGCATAATCATATCCTTTAATTTTTTGTCTATATGCCCCTTCGTGACTATATCTTAGAGCATCTATATAATGATTGTTTGCATCAATTATGATAGGAGTCACTTTGTTAGTATGAGGATCTTTTTTGAACCTATAATGTATAAACTCATTAATAGTTTCTTTGCAGCGAGGGTCTATAACAATATTAAAACTCCTTAGATATTCTATCCCATCTGCAATACTTCCTTTCCCTTTTTTTGAACCTGAAATATTAAGACCTTCATCCTTAACCATATCAATCGTATCCGGGCGTTGAGAATCAGCAGTTATGTTCCATTTCTCTATCTGAGGTACTTTTTTGAGCGTGTCAGTGATGTCACGTGTCTTTATACCTCTACCACCCGCCTCATAATCAATGTAAAGAGTCTTATCTACTGTCCAGGATCGAATAACTGCTAAAGGATCAACTGAAAAACCCCAATCAACCCCAAATTTTAAAATCGTATCTTCTCCCGGGCTTGGCACAATCCCCTCCTCCCAACATCCAAAAAACACCTGCTCGTCTGATTGTTGTACTGTCTCACCCTTCCAAACATGAAGGTATTTTGCATAATCTTTCTGCTTGCAAAATTCCATGTCTTTCCGTAAAACATCAGGAAACCACGGATTGTCCGGGTAATTACAATTCACAACAAGGCTTTCTGGGGGTGGTTCTACAAACATGGCATGCACCGGGTCATCATCATATCTAGGATTATAAGAGAACCATATCTCTGAATGTTCTTCTCTAATTGTCGGGATTAATATGTCAAGGCTGGCTTGGCTTACAGAGTGTGCCTCTTCTACCCAGCAGAGCGTGATCCCCTCTGTAGATTTAATTCCATCCGGGTCCGATCTTAGCCCTGCAAATATAATAAGACTACCTGTCCGCTTATGTCTTATCTCTGTTTGTGTGCTTTCAAATTCATCATTCAACCCGTGCTTGTTAATTTCATCGTCTAATATTCTCTTAACAGAATCCTTAATTGATCTTTGTATTTCTCTACAACAAAGGATTCTTTCTGTTTTAGTCCTTGCCCTTATAATAATAGCTGTTGCATATGACCTGGACTTCGCTCCTCCCCTCCCTCCACGATACACTTTGTATCTATAAGGCTTAAAGAGAGGTTTAAAAATCGAGGGGAGTTCAGCTTTCATCTTTCCCGTCTTGAAATATTATAGTTGAAGTGAGGTCCTTACCATCTTTCCCGTATACCTCTTGCTCTTGCTTATCTCTCCATCCCATATTTTTAAGAGCGAAAATAGCCCCTGTTACATTCGGTGTTTGCAACTGCCCTTCATATTCACATTCAATAAACAAACGCGCCTTTTTAATAATGTAAGAGAACTTTGCATTTTTTTCGTAATCATAAAAGCTTTGTCTTGAACAGAAACCCAAGTGCAGAGCGAGTCCTGTGATTGTCGGCACTGGTATATTAACTGATTCTTGATTAGGTTTCTTACCTACCAAAACTTGCTTAGTTTTAATGCCATTTAGAAAATAATCATCTAATGCCTTCTCAAGCGCTTCAGCAGTTTTAAATTTAGGCGGACTACCCCCTACCCCCTTACGGTCTGTCTTAGCTTTTTTCTTAGTTTTCTTAGTTACCATTTTCTCTTGTCTCCCGCCTATGCAGATTTCTGATTAAGTATCTGATTTTATAAAGGTTATTGATTTACAGCTTTCACATAATAAACCTTACGTCGATTCTTAACGAGCATGGTATTTCTTGTGACACTCCACGGGGCAAGCCCCATGGCTTCTGCTTAGTTTACTAAGCATTCTTTTTCTTGTTTCAACGACGGCTCTATTGAGCCATCTCCGCAAGCGTAAATTCCCGACTGCCCGTCGGTATTA